TACTAGGAAATCTCAGTGCTGCATTCAATCCCTCATCAGAAGTATCAGGATACATTTCTTCTCTAAAGAACTGAACTATTTGCTTGACTTCCTCTGCCTCTACTTGAGAAGTTGGAATCATCTTAAATGTAAATCTAAACTGTCTAACTCCAATACCTCTTAGAGTAGATCTTCTATTAGGGTTCAATGCAATCCCTGTTGTAGTTTCAATAGCACCTTGAACTTCAGGACTAAGTTTACTAGATAAACGAAGTGCTGCAACTTGAGCACCTTCACTTCTAAGTCCTACATTGAATGCTTCTTGTATTGAGGCAAAGTCAGGTGTGAGATTACCTCTGATTGCATTAAGAACTGCTCTACCACTAGTATTTGGATCTGCCAAAGCGTTTGCTGCTGCAGAACCTACGATACCAAGATCAACGTTAGTGTATTCAATGTTATCCTGAAACTGAAGAGTTGAGGGTAGGTACAATGTAGCCTTACGCCCACTACCAACACGTGCAGGTATACTTCCTCTGATTGTTTTTTGCTCTCCTTTAAATCCTGTTTCAGGCTGTGTTGCACGTTCTCTATTTGTTGTTTGAGAAGCCGCTTCAACTAATCCACTGAACACAGTTTCAGGTAGTGTCTTATAGTTCTCTTGAATAGCCTCAAAAGTTATCCGACCTTTGTAACCGTCATCTTCTAGAGGAAACTTAAAGTTTTTCTTGTATGCCATCTGCCTACCTAAATATAAAAAAGTTTCTATTATTTATAAGGTATCTATGGCATATTCTGGCAAGTATAATGTTAAAAACCGTTCTAAGTACAAAGGTGATGCTGATAATGTAGTCTTTAGATCCCTTTGGGAAAGAAATGCATTCAAGTGGTGTGATGACGCAAAGGATATTGTTGCATGGTCTAGTGAAGAAGTCGTGATACCTTACTTCTATGAGGTTGATAAGAAGTACCATAGATACTTCATGGATCTTAAGATTACTTATAAAACTGGCAAGACAGTTCTAGTTGAAATAAAACCTAATAAAGAAACTGCACCACCTAAGTTTAATGGTAGAAAGTCTAAGAGATATATCAGTGAAGGAATGACCTATGTAAAAAATATGAACAAGTGGGCTGCTGCACAGAACTATGCTGCAGATCGTGGTTGGGGATTTCAGATATGGACTGAGAATGAACTTAGTGCCATGGGCATTTTACCTAAACCAAAGAAAACTATAAAGCCCTTAAAGCCACTACGCAAACCTAAAAAGAAATAGTTAAGGAAAATAAAAGTGAAGATATTCATAGATTGTGGAGCAAATAAAGGTTCCGACATTGATATGTTTAAGATTAATCATAAGGATCATCAATCGTGGAGAATGATTGCTTTTGAACCTAATCCTAAATGTGTTGATTATATGTTACTTAACGGCAAGTTAGATAATGTAGAACTTATTGAAAAGGCAGTTTGGATTGAAGATTCAACTATGACTTTTAATATTGGATCTAACACAAAATCTAGCACACTTAGATCAGATAAAACAACACACATGTCTAATAAAAAAATGACTGTTGAAACAGTTGATCTTTCTAACTATATCTCTCAGTTCAATGAAGAAGATTATATAATACTTGCTTTAGACGTTGAAGGTGCTGAATATGAAGTTCTAGAAAAAATGTTAAAGAAAATGACAATCGATTTGGTTGATGAGATATATGTAGAATTTCATACTCAGAAAATGAAAAATAGTAAAGAAGACAACTTACAAGTTAGAGAAGATAAAATCACAGAACAACTAATAGAAAAACTAGGTTCAGATAATGTTTATATTCATGAAGGTCATAACGCTAAGAAATTCAAAACACTAGTCAAAACATAGTATACTCACCCACCTCAAAGACCTCTCTTTAATTATATACATTTTTAATGATTCGTCAACCCCTAAAATAGATATAAATAACACTATGGCAGATTTATTTAAGAACTTAGAAATAGAAGCGTTTCGTGCAGGTATCACCCCTAGAACAAAAGAGTCTAGGGCTTGGTTCCGTAAACGTCTAAGCGGTATTCGTAGAATGAACCGTAATGAAATAATGAAAGACGATTCACTGAAGCTAGTCAACAGGCAACTGGTTGGATCTATGCAGATGTTTTTCTATGATCCAAAACATAAAGACACGTTACCATACTACGATGCATTCCCTTTGACTATTGTGATTGGTCCTGCCAAAGGTGGGTTCCTTGGTTTGAACTTACATTACCTACCAATGGCACTTAGAGCGAAGTTCTTGGATGCACTGATGGACGTGACAACTAACGATAAGTTCAACGAAAGCACACGCTTTGATGTAACCTATGATATGCTAAAGTCTGCTGCCAAATACAAATATTTTAAACCTTGTGTAAAGCATTACTTGACAACTCATGTTAGAAGTCGGTTTGCTAGAATACCTGCACCTGAATGGGAAATCGCAACGTTCTTACCTACTGCTTCTTGGCAGAAGGGAACAGGCACACAAGTGTACAGAGACTCTAAGAGGATGATTTAATGGCTAGTGTCGATCAATTAAAAAGCTTAGTGTCTAGAAAAGATGGTATAGCACGTCCAAACGTATTCAGAGTTAAGCTACCATCAATCCCTGGTGCTACCTCCGAAGAAGTAAACTTGCTCTGTAAGGACGTTGTATTGCCCGGTAAGCAGGTTCTGACGAATGAACGCAGGATTGGTATGCAAATGCAAAAGGTTCCTTATGGGTATGCCGTTACAGACATTTCCATGACTTTTCAAGTTTTAAATGATTATGGTATCCGAAAGTACTTTGATATATGGCAAAGTCTTGCTGTAGATCAGGATGGTCAGACAGCAGGATATCTCAGAGGCAAAGAAGGATATGGAAAGCAGATTGTGATTGAACAGTTGAAGAAAGGTATTGGTCTTCCTGTTTACTCCACACCTCTTGGCATTCCTAAACTACCATCAGAAATACAGAATAGATTGCCTAAGTTTGGTCCTATTGATCTTGCACAAGGTCAGTTTGACTTGGACTTTGTGACAGGTGATGATGTAATATATTCGTGTACGTTGTTTGACGCATTCCCCACTACCATGAACGATATTCAGTTGAACAATGATGTTGATGGTGTCGTGGAGTTAAATGTGCAGATGTCATATACAAAATGGATTCCAAATGAAGTTGAAGCTACAAGTAATATAGAAAAGTTTTTGACAACTCAAATAGGAACAGCAATAGGAAGAGTATTTAATTAAAGGATGAAATGAATGGCACTACCTAAACTAAATGATAAACCAAAGTATGAACTTGTTATACCTTCGTCACAGCAAGCCGTTAGATTTAGACCATATCTCGTAAAGGAAGAGAAGGTCTTGATGTTAGCAATGGAGAGTGAGGATCAAACACAGGTCTTCAATGCTATTGCAGACACTATTGAAGCTTGTGTTGAAGAACCAATAAGCAAAAGAGCACTGACTAGTTTTGATGTTGAATATATGTTCGTTAAGATTAGATCTAAGTCTGTGGGAGAAAATATAGAACTAAAGCCTAAATGTGAACATTGTGAAGCTGAAAATAAAATAAAGATTGTTCTTGATGATATAACTTTGGATATGCCTGATGTTGATTATATTATAAAGTTAAATGATGATATTAGTATTAAGATGCAGTATCCAACATATCTTAGCATTATGGATTTGGCAAGTCTTGATGTTAAGTCTAATACAGAACAAACATTTGCAATGATTTTAAAGTGTATCGAATCTGTTATGACTGAAGATGAAAATATGCCGTTTAAGGATGAAACTTATAGTTCTCAGATGGAGTTTGTAGAGTCTTTAAGTTCTGAACAGTTTGATATGATTAGGAAGTTTATTGAGGCAATGCCACAAGTGACCTATGATGCGTCATACAAATGTGTTGGGTGTCAAAAGAAAAATGAGTTAGTTTTGAAAGGTATGAACGATTTTTTTTAGTATCTCTTTCCCATGATAACTTGGTGAACTACTATCAGGTTAATTTTCAGTTGATACAGAACCACAACTATTCTTTAGATGATGTTGAAAATATGATGCCTTGGGAAAGAGAAATCTACTTAGCTATGTTGATCGATCAAATAGAAGAACAAAGAAGAGAAGCTGAAAGGCAGAAGATGAGCAATGGCAGATAATTTTGACAAACTTGTTAAAGCATTAGTTGAGAACAACAGATCTCAAGAAGAAACAACTGATGCTGTAGACAAACTCACTAAGACCATGGAAGATCATTTCAAGTTCTTAAAAAGACAAATGAAAGATCAAGAAGAGGATCGTAGAGAAGCTGCAAAGGCTAAAGGAGAAGCTAGAGCGGCATCTCCTTCTACTAAATCTGCTAGTAAGGGGTTAGGTTTAGGTAGTTTAGGTGGCATAGCAGGGATGCTATTGCCTCTCACAGCAGGTATTGCGGCTACTGCTGCTGCATTAAGTGGTCTGAGAGGATGGGAACTTAACGCCATTAAGACCATCAATGGTATGGTAAAAGTACCAACGACAATATCAAACGGTATGATAAGATTACGAAATGCTACACTTGGTTTGTTTGGACTTACTGCAGAAGGATTGCTTATAAGGGGAGAAGGACGTAGCGGTTTTTACAAAGCACCTCCTATAACTGAACAAATTAGAATGAGAATGAATGCTCTTAGAATAAGAGCACTTAAGGTATTTGGTCTTGGTGCAGATGGTAAGTTGCTTGCAGTTAAAGATCCTGATGGTTTATTTAAAAAGAATATTATTGGAAGGGCAACATTTCAAGTCGGTAGACTCTTAAGACCACTCGTTGCTGTTTCAGAAGGAG